CTCTTCAAGGGAATCGCCGATCGCGCCTTCACCCGCAAGTTCTCTCTCGCAGACACCGTGGAGATTAAGAACGCCGAGCTCATCAACGGCATGCTTAAGATCTGGCTCGAGAACATCATCCCTGATTCCAAGAAGCCTAAGAAGATTGATATTACTGACTCAGCAGCTGAGAACAAGCCGACAGACAAGCAACTTCTCAACGAAAGAAAGTAATATGAAACTTATAAGGAAAATGTCTCGCTGGCTTGAACGCCAAGCGAAGATAAGAACTACTGTTCGCGAACTAAGCCAACTGACCGATAGGGATCTATCCGACATCGGCATTCATCGCACAAACATTCGCGACGTCGTAAGGAATCACTATGTTTGATGCGCTCACTCTTCTAGTGGCGTCGATCACCGATCGCTTCTTCAAGTAAGCCGAGGAGATCTACATGTGGCCATACACAATCGACGAGTTGGTCTTCATCAACGAAGGCTCTAAGTAATCTAAAGGGGGAGCAATCCCCCTTTTTTAGTTGACATTTGCACGGGTATGTTTTATAGTATGAGTATGTCAAAGTTCTACACCAACGCTTTCCTGTTCCACGACTCGATCTTTCTTCGCGGATTCGAAGAGGGTCGACGCGTGATGAAGACGATCCCATGCAAGCCCTATGTATTCGTGAACTCAAAGCGTCCTAACGCCGAGTTCAAGACGCTCAAGGGTCAGCCCGTCGATAAGATCCAATTCGATAGGCCCGCAGAAGCGCGCGACTTTCTTCGCCAGTACGAGAACGTCGATGGCTTCGACATCTACGGCATGACTCAGTGGCTTTACCCGTTCCTCAACGACTACTACGCCGGTGAGATCGACTACGATCCTAAGATGGTGTCGGTAGTAAACATCGACATCGAGGTCGCCGCCGACGACGGGTTCCCCGACGTTCACGTGGCCGATAAGCCGATCACCGCGATCACCGTGAAGAAGAACGACATATACGTCGTGCTCGGCTGCGGCGACTTCGTCACCAGCGACGATAAGATCAAGTACTTAAAGTGCGAGAACGAAGAGAGACTACTGCTTAAGTTCCTTGACGTCTGGCGCAGCGAGTGGCTCTCACCCGACGTCATCACAGGTTGGAACATCGATAAATTCGACATCCCATACATCGTTAATCGCATTCGCCGTGTGCTTGGACACGAGATGCACAAGAAGCTCTCGCCGTGGGGAATGGTCGAGGAGCGCGAGATCATCCGCGGCAAGTCGGCGGCTCGAGGCGGCGTTGGAATCGACGATCGCAAAGACGTGGTGTATGAGATCTACGGCATCACCTCGCTCGACTACCTTGAGACCTATAAGAAGTTCTCGTTTAAGAACCAAGAGTCCTACCGACTCGACTACATCGGCGAGGTTGAGCTCGGCGTCAAGAAGCTCGACTACTCCGAGCACGGCTCGCTGCTTGAGCTCTATAAGCAAGACTATCAGAAGTTCATCGAGTACAACATCCGCGACGTTGAGATCGTATCTAAGCTCGATGACAAGCTGAAGCTCATCGAGCAGGTGTTCGCCATTGCCTACGACGCGAAAGTAAACTTCTCAGACGCCTACGGTTCGGTTCGCATCTGGGACGTCATCATCCACAACTACCTCATCAACCAGCGCATCGTCATCCCGCAGAAGCGCCCGAGTCAAAAAGACAAGCAGATCATCGGTGGATACGTCAAAGATCCCCTGCTCGGTATGCACGACTGGGTGGTGTCTTTCGACTTGAACTCGCTCTACCCGCACTTGATCATGCAGTACAACATCTCTCCTGAGACCTATGCAGGTAAGCTGCCGCTCAGCGAGGAGACTTCGGTGCAGCGGATACTGGATGGATACCTCGATGAACTCAGCGTTCGCAATGAGATGATGGCTCGAAACGTCGCGGTGACCGGCTCAGGCGTCATGTTCGATCGCGACAAGCAGGGCTTTCTTCCAAAGCTTATGGAGAAGATGTACGACGACCGCGTCGTCTATAAGAAGCGAATGCTCGAGGCCGAGCAGCAGTACCAGAAGACTCCGACACCTGAGCTTGAGAAGATAATAGCGCAGAACAAAAACATGCAGCTCGCGCGAAAGATTCAGTTGAACTCAGCATACGGTGCGCTGTCGAACAAGTACTTCAGATGGTACGACGATACTCTCGCTGAGTCGATCACTCTCTCCGGTCAGCTGGCGATCATGTGGATCGCGCGCGAGATGAATAAGTACTTAAACAAGCTCTTTGAGACCAAGGACAAAGACTATGTCATTGCATGCGATACGGATTCTATGTATATTACGCTTGAGTCGCTGGTCGCTAAATGCGGCTACACGGGGGCGGATCCAAGTAAGGTCGTCACGTTCTTGGATGTCGCTATCGAAAGCAAGTTTGAACCTTATATTGAGTCATGTTACGAGCGCCTTGGCAGATATGTTAATGCTTACTCTCAAAAAATGAAGATGAAGCGCGAAGCGATAGCCGACAAGGGTATATGGACCGCGAAGAAGCACTACATCCTCAACATCTGGAACAACGAGGGCGTGGCGTACGCCGAGCCTAAAGTTAAAGTCGTCGGCATCGAAGCGGTGAGGTCCTCGACGCCTCAAGCTTGTCGCGAGAAGATCAAGCAGTGTCTCAAGGTCATCATGGGTAAGACCGAAGACGACGTCATCAAGTTCATCGCGCAGTTCCGTGACGAGTTCGTCAAGATGTCGTACGAAGAAGTCGCGTTCCCACGTGGATGCAAGGGCCTCAGCGAGTACGCGGATCGCGACAGCATCTATAAGAAGGGTACGCCCATTCAAGTTCGCGGCGCGCTGCTGTACAACCACCACGTCAAGCAGAAGAAGCTCAGTGCGAAGTATGAGCTGATCAAGGAAGGCGACAAGATCAAGTTCTGCTACATGAAGCTTCCCAATCCAATACGCGAGAACGTCGTCGCATCGCTCGGTGCTCTTCCTCCCGAGCTCGGTCTCGAGACGTATATAGACTACGAGCTGCAGTACTCAAAAGCTTTCGTCGAGCCGCTGAAGACGATCTTAGACGCGATCGGCTGGCGCACCGAGAAGAAAGCATCTATAGAAAGTTTCTTCTGATGAAGCTACACACTTCGCAGGGCGACGTCATCATAGACATACCCAAAGAATACGTTAAGGTAGGCATTAAGATCTCAGGAGGAGCCGACAGCGCCCTTCTCGCCTACATACTTGCGCTGTACAAGAAGTACGAGAGAGACATTGATCTCATACCGATCACGGTTATAAACGCTATAAAGCCGCACCAGCACATCTTCGCGCAGAGGGTTATTAAGTTTATAGAAGAAAAGCTTGAAGTTAAGTTTGAGACGCACCAGATAAAGCCTGAACTCGTGGATCCATCTGTATACGGAGAGGAACAGTCAAACTTTATAAAAATGCTTAGGAAGACTGGTATAATTGAGACGCACTTCACCGGTATAACTGAGAATCCAGACGTTGAGATGGATGTTACAGGTGAGTGGGAAGGTGATCCGTTGAGAGAAAAGTCGCTTGGATTGAAGCCGGTGATCGAGGGAAACTCATACGTTCCATTCGCCAACATAAATAAAAAAGCTATAGCTGAACTGTATAAAAGCTACGGGTTGATGGATACACTTTTTACTTTGACCAGAAGCTGTGAGAACGTTAAGACGCACTTCACCGAACCACACTGCGGTCAGTGTTGGTGGTGCTTGGAGAGGAAGTGGGGATTTGGAAGACTTGATTAACAGGGTGCTCGACACCGTCCCTACTTACAAAGACTACGACTCACTGATTAAGATCGCTCAAGAAGCGTCAAAGCTTAAGATTAAATCTAAAGTTCTCATACTTGGTCCTGGTCAAGGCGCCGAAGCTATCGTCATAAAAAAGATGTGTCCGTCCTGCTCCATAACAGTCGTGGATAAATGGAACGAATGGATAGATCGCGGGCTCATGAATACGTTTGGATTGAACCTATGCGACAGCTTTATAGGTTACTGCGAAGTGTTCAATGTAAACATTGAACAAGTCATCACTGATGACGTTTTTAAGTCTGAAGTTTTAAGTGGACTTGGAAAAGATTGGGACTTTATATACTATGACTGCAGGGACAACAAGCAGGGTGACGAGTATAAAGTTATTATGAATATGCTCAAGCACCTTTGGAGCATGCTCAACGACAGGGGATTGTTGATGGGCGACGACTACCGCTGCACGAAGCCAGACTTCGCGATGGCGCCCATAGTAAATTCGTTCTTCTATGATACTGAAGACGCGATAGATTTTGATTTCAACGGCAAGGGTGAATCTCTATACTGGATAGTGAGGAAACATGGCTAATAAAGACGATGACTTTGACTTTGGATTTGAATTTGGCGACGATATGTCTGAAGCGGTTGATACTGCACAGAACAAAGCCCAACAGATCTACGACGCAATCATGCCTCTGCTAAACAACCTTAAGCTTAATCCTGAGAAGCCGAATATTGTTTGGCCCGACCGCGTAAAAAAGATTGACAATTTTATAAAAAAGTTGGATAATATACTTAAATCATGAACATGGAGTGTGAACTTGTCTCTCATCAATCGCTTAATTAAAAACTCGACGATCGATCAGTCG